GTAGTTCAATGAATTGTGCATCTTGGTTTCTTCTGTTCAGATAAAAAAATGATTTTGCCTGTTGTGTTGAAAGATGTCTTTTCCCTGACAGATAAGGATTGTAGGAACCATGATTTTCATTCCTTACTGCATCAAGTTTCTGTTCATCATGATTGGATTCAAGAAACATGTAATCATATTTTCTTGCAGGTGCATATTCAAGTGTTGATGTATCGGTTGCATAGATGATTTCTTGATCATTCCAAGTCCATGTATATCCATAACATAGAACATCATGGATGCAAGGGAATGGATAAAATACATAGTCATCTGTGGCAATCTCAAAACCTGCATTGGCAATAATATTGACATTGTAAATCTCATTCACTTCATAATTTCCAATGATCTTGATTCTTGGGAAATTCTCTGCAATTTTTCTGATCGTTTTAATGTTCAGATGGTCTTGATGTGTATGTGTAATCAACAAATATTTGACATCATAAAGATCATTTTTTATCTTTCCAAAAGGAACCCCACAATCCACCATGACATCATCATGGATGATCACACAATTGCCTTTTGAACCTGTTGAAATGACTTTGTAATTCATAGGTGTTCAAATCCTTTCAATGCTAGTGAAACAAATCCATTTCCATTTGTTCTTCTTCCATATCTCGCAAATACCAACCATTTTTTCTGACAACATGAAAATATAAATCATCAAATATTTCTGATATTTCTGCAGAAATATCCTCACCCAATCTTGAATCCACTTCCTGCATGAATATATCATGTGCCTTTTCAGGAATGTTGATCTGTGATGGTATTGAAATCAATTTGTACCTGAACAACCCACCACCCAAATTGAATTTTTTATATTTATATCCCTGTCTGCCCATTTCATTGATGTGTCCACCATATCTCAAACTTACTTGGGACATTTCTGCATTGGTGACACCATCATCTTTCAACATTTCTATTATTCTTTGTCTTTGGGTTGAAAGTCGTTTTATTGTTTCATTGTCCACTAAAATCACCCCCTTTCAAGGTTTGTCAAGTTGAAATTTTCGTCAAATTTCGCAAAAAAGGTGAAAAAAATAGGGGTCACACAAGAATGCAAAAATGCATCCTTGGTTCATCCCCTCAACCCTTTTCAATTGTCATTTATTTTCTCTTTCCCATTCTTCAATCCATAAATTGAAGGTGGTTTCTTTCATCACTTTTTTATCCCCAAAAGTCATATGCAATTTTGTGTGTTTGATAAATTCTTTCAAGAACTTTTCCCCATGTACTGCATTTATAAAAGATAAGGTTTCATGAAATTGTCTTTTCAACATTCATCATCAATTCCCCTGTTCAACATCAGGAATTTGTACCTTGATCAATGCACTGAAATGTTTATGTGATTTTTCAAATTCATATGGTTGCCAAACTTCACATCCAAGTTCCTGCAGATCATTGATTGCCTTTTTGATCTCATCTTTGGTGCCATTTATTCTGTAAAGATTTACACCTGCATCATCTTTCCCAAAATCCCCAATGAATGCACCCAAACATTACACCTCATTTTGCTTTTTGCATTAATCTAAATTCAATATAAAAGTCATCTTCTTCACTATCAAGTAACAACATAAATTTTGTTAGTTGCTTTTCAATTTTTTCTGCACTATAGGTTCCTGTGAATATGACATTCAAACCGTTCACAATGACTTCCTGCACCTTTGTTTCCTCTTTTGGTGGTTCAACTACATCAATCACTTTTTGAACTGCAGGAACCTGTTCTGTGATCTTTTTTGTGACAGTCCCTTTTCTTGATTGATTACTTTTGATTTTTGATTGATCACTTTTGATTCTTGGTGCCTTTGGCAATTCAAGTTCAGAAACAATATCATAGTATCTTTTGTTGGAAATCCCCATTCCCTGCAAAATCTCTTTGTTGGGTTTTTCATTTCTCCAATATTGAAGTCTGTTTCTTTTTTCATATGTTTCAAGTTGTTCAAATTCGTCAATTGGTAGAATTTCATCAAATATATTAGTAGTCACAACTTTCCCTGCCTTCTTATATTTCATTTTCTCTGATCTGTTCATGATATCGGAAGGGAATCTCATTGTGCCCACATAACCATTTTTACCTGTCTTATGATGAACACCTGATGCAGTTTTCTTTTTGTCTCTTATTTCATCAAAGAACATTTTTTCTATATTGTTCATTGTCTGCATCAATTCCTGTTTCCCCTTGTTCAATATCAAGTGTATTTTTTAATCTGTTTAATTCTTTTCTGCATTTTCTTAAATCATTCACTGTTGATCTGAAATCTTTGAAGTTTTTTTCTTTGTAATAAATCCCCAAACACTGTTTCAATTGTCCAATGATTATTTCAAGAACTTCAATTTCTTTTTTAAGAATGGATGTTGATTGTTCCTTCATGCGGATTCATATCCATTCCCAAAATTTTATATAACTTATCTTGTGAAATCATCACTGTCATTTGATCAAAATCATTTCTGACAATCATTTCTGCTTTTGCTTTTGAAAAGATTCCTGCAGTTTTCAATGAACTTGTATATCCATGTTTGTTGCCTTTCCAAAAGAATGGTCTGTTGAAACCAATTGTTCTTTCCAAATCTAATAAATAAAATTCTGCCACCTTGAAATCTGCCACCTGAAACATCCCCTCTCATCCCTGTGATCTTTCCTTTTCTCTTTTGTTTTCTGATGACTTTATTGGGGCATCACCACCTTAAAATTTCTTTTGTTCATTTCTGCAAAGTGATCATCTTGTTTCCCAAAGTAAATATTTTCTGTTGGAATGCCATATACAGATTCAAGTTTGATGAAAAAGGTTCTTGGAACATTAGTTGAATCATTTTCATAATTCGATAGTGTTTCATAATGAATCCCAAAGTGTTGTGATGCATCCTTCAATGTCATCCCACTGTTCACCCTACATGCCTTTAAAGATATTTTCATGAATTGTTCACCCCCTTATTTGTCCCACTCTTTCCATTGTAAGGGTTGAACTCTTTTTCATCCAATCTTGTTTCCGTATAATCAGGAAATTTTACTTTGTGTTAAATATGATATACCTGATCAACTTGTATTATACATAGAATTTTATAAAATTTTCTTGAATAAAAAAGTGTACAGATGTTCATACTTACTTATTACACATTTGTGACAAAATTCCTTCTATTTTAACAATAAAAAAAAGGGGGCACCCATTGGTGCCACCCTTTAATCAAGATATTCAATTTCAAGTTCTGCACTATATTTTTCTCTCTCTTTGAAAGATAAGTTCACATAGTTATCAGGTAATATTCTTCTATAATTTACTTTCAAGATGATCTGTTTCAACAAGGAATTGACTTGTTTGTTGGTCAAATCTTTTCTGTTTTCAAGTTCCTTGATGATGTCCATTTTTTTATTTAGATGTTGAATCTCTTCATTCACATTTGGAACCTGTGACAGTTTCAAAATGATTTCATCAATCTTTTGTTGAACTGTCATTCTTTTGGTATGGTTGATCTGTTTATCTTCTGCAATCATTTCCTCTTCAAATTCATCAACAATCCCTGTTTCATCCCTTTTTTGAAAATATGCTATTTCTTGTTGTCGGATTGATCTTGCACTGACTTTCAATTGATTCAGTTGTTTTTCCAACAGTTCTTTCATTTCTTCCAATTCAGTGTTTCTTGATGCAAAGTCATTGGATTCAAAAGAACTGATTTTATTTTCAACCTCTTGTTTGTATTCAAGGATTTTTTGAAAAATAACCTGTTCCACCTCACCCACTGCAATTCCACCATTGTTGCAATCTTTTCCATGTTGTGCATCAAATCGTGTGCATTTGACAATATAAAATCTATTTTTTGATGAATACCATTTGATTGTTGATTTTCTGTTGCATGATTCACATCCACAATAAATCAATCCATCCAAAATTGATGTGTTCTTTTTACTGTTCCAATCATTTGATCTTTGATCTACACCTGATCTTTCCCTCTTTGCGTTTCTCAATCTCTGTGATTTTTCCCATATGTCATCATCAATGATTGGTTCATGGTTGTGTTCAATGGTCACTATTTCTGCAGGAACTATTTTTCCTTTTATTTTTTGATTGCTTTTTGCAGTCAATGTTCCAATGTATGTTTCACATGTCAATAAATATCTTAAACTTTGGGGAACCCATTTGTTTCCCTGTCTATTGGGGATTCCCATTTCATTCAATTTGTCACAAATTGATCTTTGTCCCATGCCCTGAACATGCCATTGAAATATTCGTCTGACAACCTTGGGTTTGTCACTTTCAACCCTGATCTTGTTTCCCTTCTCATCAATGGTTTCAATGGTTTCAATTTCAAGTTTCTTGGTTTTTGGGTTTCTTACATATCCATATGGAACTGAACCTGAACTGTTCAATCCTTGTCTTGCCATTGCTAGTTTGTTTAATTTCACCCTGTTGGATGCAATTTTTCTGTTGTGTTCTGCAATAACGGATGCTAGTCCAAACATTAATGAATCACTTGAATTGTTCATGTCTAATATTTGAAAAGGTTCAAGAACAATCAACTTTGCATTTGATTCCTCTAGTGCCTTTTTAATAATACTTGAAACATATGTGTCCCTCGACAATCTTTCTAGTTCAATGATTGCCATTGCATCAAAATTTTGTTTCTCGTCTTTCAAATCATTTAAGATGTCCTGCAGTGCTTTTCTTTCCTTAAAATCTGTTCCACCTGACAGAACTTCACTATATAAAACAAGTTCAATTCCCCATTGTGCAAAAAATGTTGTCATGGTTTCTGTATGGTTTTTCAATGTTTCCTCTGCATTAATTTTCTTTCCTTCATAGTCTGTTTTCTCTGTTGATATCCTCAAAAATCCTGCTACTTTTTTAATCTGTTTAAACATTTCAATATGGTCTGCCATGATGTGTGTTTCATCCTCTCAAGTTGTGTGTTCAGGTGGACAAACCACCTGAAACCCAATTATATCAAGGATTGTCCTATGTGTCCACTTGAAAAGATGGATTCGTCCAACTTTCTATTTGGACACCATATTCATATCATTAAAAACCCCATGATATCAATGTATCATGGGGGTTTCAAAATGGGGGATTTTATTTTCTCAATAGATGAAAAAAGGCAGATGCCATTCTATCAAGATTGGGTTTGTTTTTTTCTTTCACTATGATTGGCACTTTTCTTTTATGGTTCATCAATGCAGTGAAATCAAATTTTTGTTCTTTCATGGTTGTGTCACCCTTTCAAAAATGCCCACACTTTCCATTGGTATCATTGTTGTCTGATCTTAAATAAAATAAACAATTAAAGTGAAAGATAAATATATATCATGGGTTGGTGTCCTGTGGTATCCTCCTTTTATTCAAAAAAGAAACCTGCAGGAACTGTCCCTGCAGGTTTTGATTTTTTTATGCTTTTATTATAGTTTCTATTTTATCAACTTCAATATGTGGTTGCATGTGCAACCATGCCAATTGATCTTCTGTGATTTCTTCTGTGAACATTTTATCCTTTGAGTAATCAAACCATGTAACCTTGATCATCCTATGAACCCCTCCTGAATGTTGTTATAAATAAAACTAAATACATCACCACTAAATTCACCAAAATATTTTGGAATGTTTATTGGGAATAGATTTTCTAATTCTTGATAACAATCACTTACATATGTTTCATCTTGGGTTTCAATAACACGTGCAAGAAATGATCTTCCTTCAAATTCAAACCTGATAATGTGTTCAAAACCTGATGGAATTTGAACAAAACTTGATTCAACTAATATCATTAAAAATACACTTCCATTCCTTTAAATCTTTTTATTAGCTTTTCACATTCTGCATCATTCAGACTGATGTTGTCACCCTGCATGTTGAATGCAGTGATAAAAAATGTACCAACAAAAACATCTGCAACCCCATTTCTTGCAAAGATCATTCTGTTCATTGGCAGGTTCATCAACTTTCCTTCTTCATTTAATGTGATCGCAATATTTCCACCTGTTTCAGTGTTTCCCATTCTAATAATTTCAATATAACCACCCACCAATTCATTCATTGATTCAAGTGTGTTGGGGATGTATTTTTTATAAGGGGGTTTCATTGGTTCCACCACAACCACTTGAATTTCATCACTTGTGGGATTCACTTGGGCATCCTGTTCTGCCTGTTCCACATACTGTTTTGCCAATTTGATCAATTCATCATTTGATTTTTTCATTTCTTATCATCCTTCCTTTTCTTAAAACAAGATTCACAAAATTTTTGAATCACCCATGTGTCAATTTTGTTTCTATACATATGTTTCAACATCCATTCAGATGGTTGTTGCATTGTATAACCCTCACAATCCCTGCAATACGTCAAAAATCGTTTTTTGTGTGGTTTAGGCATGTTTCCTTGCATCACCCTTTTCTTGTTTATATAGGTTTGTTCTTGGGTCTTTCAACATATAGTCCCTTAAAACTTGAACATCAGGTTTCCAAAATAATTGTTCATTTTTTAATTCTTTAATGGGTTTCAAATGTCCTGCCTTGATCAATGCAGATAATCTTGATCTGTTGATGCAAAGTGTTTCCTGAACATCATAGGAACCAAGGATGTTTTCAATAAATATTTCTTTTTCCATTTTATTTCCTTCCTTTCAAAATTATGATTGGGGGCATCATGCCCCCTGAACAACAACCCAATCACCATATTTGATGGACAATTTCAGATGTTCAAACCCACAAAGGGAACTGTGAAAAATATTATTTTCTGTCCATGTTAATTCAACAACATTATCAGGATGAATTTTGCAATCATAAATCACTTTTCCATCTTTATGTTTGAATTGAAATTTTTTTCTGATATATGCATTGTACTTCAAATTAATATGTTCAATTTCAAAAATGTGGGTCTGTTTATAATAATCTTTCAAGTCAAATTGCCTTTTCACTTCCTGATCATATTCCTGTTTTGAATCGAACATTTGACAATACCAAGATTCAATTTGATTGGTTTTTTTATCTCGGATTCTTACTTCCAAGGCAGGTTCAAAGATTTCAACTTCAACAACTTCATATGCTTGTTGTACTTCTAATTTTTGATCTAATTTTTCAAGTTCCAATTGATTTTGTAATTTGTTGAAATTCATTTCACTGATGATATCAGGGACACCATTCAATTTTAATTTATAACCCAATGATTCCAATTCCTGTTGATCTTCTGCAGATGCTTGTGTTTTTGTACCATAAACGATTTCTAATAGTTCAGTGTATCTTTTGAAATCTGCAAGTTCAGTTTCAACAACTTCAACAGATTCAGATGCAGATGCCTGTTCATCTTGAATCACTTCAATTTCAGGTTCCATGCACTGATCACAATCACATGGTTCCATTGTTCTGATCATTTTCAACAGTTCATGTTGTGTGTCTTCATGGGCAGTATGGCAACCCATTCCTGCAAATTGGAATCCTTTTTTTGTATATGCCCACCAACCATCACTGTCTTTGTAAACCTCATCAATATGTTCCATATATTTTTTAGGAATCCATTTCATTTTCGTTTTCCACCTTTTAATTTTTAATTTTTAATAGTTATGATGTTGAGTCTTTATTATAGCACTACTATGAACACCTGTCCATAGTTGTATTAAAAAAAGGGACAACAATCCTGTCCCTTGATGTTTATTTATAGAAACATTTCCTTGTACTATCAAAGAATAGTTGTTTGCTTTTTGGCATCCTGAATGAATATACCTTTTTGCAAAGTTCTTCCAACATACAAGTCAAGTTGTTTTGTTTTGGGTCAAACCCTTTCATGTACTTGATCTGTCTTCTCATTTGTTCAGGGTCATATTCTTCATACAAATACAATTTTAAAAATGCTTTGACAAAAGAACTTGACTTGTATCCCTTGAACACATTGAACATTTCCAATTGATACAAGAAAAAAGTGATACCACCAAAATGTTCTGTGATCTGCAAAGTGCCATTTTCAAATTGCTTGGTGATATATTCATTACTTTGTCCCTTGAACTCTGCAATGATTGAAAGTAATGTTCCAATATTCACTGCATAATCATTTCTAATTTCATCAAGTTCCTTGTATGTTTCAACCCCTTGTGAAACATACGATTGCAAGAAATCTTCTTTGTTCCAATTGACACCAACAGTGTTTGCCCTGATCACCTGATCAATTCCATAATTCTTGTTGATGATATAAAAAATAGGTAATCCCAATTCATAACATGAAAAGAATCTGTGTTGTCCATCAATAATTTGGTAATACTGATTAACAATGACAGGAATGATCAATTGTTCTTCCTTCATGCTTTCCATCAATTTTCTTTTATTGGCAAGGTTTAGTTCTCGGTTTCTGTCAAGACATGTGAACTTGTCATAATCATATGACATATAAACCTTGCCAATTTCCTGATCAAAAATATTATTCTTTACTGTTTCCATTCAATTCCCTTCTTTCTTTCAAAACTTGGGCATATAATCTTGATTCCCAATTTTTGTTGTAAATTTGATTTCTTTTTTTGTTGAAACAATCTGTGCATCTGTTTTCAACCCTTTTTGCCTTTGTATCTTTTCTCATATGATCAAACATCTTTTTCTTGCCACAATAAATGCAAATGAACTCTTTATTTTTATATTGTTCTTTCCATGCATCCTGTTCTTTTTGCAATTTCTTTTGTTTCTTTTTGATGGATTGATCATAATCAAAACAATACTTGCATTCACTTCTGAAACTTGTGCCCCTATTCGCTTTATAGAAATATTCTTCTGTTTCAGGAAAAAATTCCATGCAATAGGAACATTGTTTCTCTTTCATCCAATCACCCCTTTTTTTACGTTAAAAACAGTTATTGACAGATGTAGAAACTTTTATACTACATAAATAAAAAAACCCCAAAATTGGGGTCAAATCACTTGTAATTCTTTTTTTATTTCTTTTTTGGTTGATGAAATGATTCTTGTTTCAATGATTTCAACAGGGAATGCAGTCAAATCATAATTTTCTTTTGCATCTCTTAATGCCATTTGAATTTCTAGTTGATCAAGAAATTTGAATGCTTTGCTAAAATCCAAGGTTGTTTCAACAGGATTCACACAATAAATTGGTTGTCCATGTTCTGTGATCTTGGTGATTGCTACATACATTTAAAAAACCCCCTTTCACTGTTCCTATTCGACAATGAAAGGGGGTTTCCTTCTATTCCATATCTTTTTCATTCATTTCATCTTCAATGATTTCATCTTCACTATTTTGTACCACTTTCAATTCAGGTGGTTCATTGGTTTCAATTTCAATTCCAATGTTTCTTCTTCTTAAAAACATCAAGATCAAAGATACTATGATCAAAACAATGGACATTCTGATTGTTTTTCTCATTCTATTTTCCAATAAAGAGTTGAACCCATTCATTGCCCTTCTCACAATAACCCACCCCAATGTGTGTGTAATCACCTTTCAAAATGTTTGCCTTATGTCCTGAACTATTCATCCAAGACTGCATCACATCCTGTGGTGTTCTTTGTCCTTGTGCTATATTTTCCCCTGCAGTCTTATATGAAATACCAAATTGTTTCATCATATCAAATGGGGAACCATATGTGGGTGATGTATGTGAAAAATATCCTTTTTGTGCCATATCACATGCCTTGGTTCTTGCTACTCTTTGCAGTTCCCAATCCATTTCAAGGGGTTTCAATCCTTGTTTTGATCTTTCTTGATTCACTAATTGTTGCACCTGAACTTCAATATTTTTTGTTGCATCAATATTTGGGACATTTACTTTGTCACTTGGATAAATTAAATCAGGATTTTCAAATTGTGGATTGGCATCAATAATTTCTTTCACGCCAATTTGAAATTTTTCTGCAATTTTCCAAAGGGAATCACCTTTTTGAACAATGTGTGTGTCCATTCCTTGTGCAAAGGCAGGGGATACAATTGAATGATGAATCATCATGAACATCAAAATTGCAAAAACAATTTTTTTCATCTTTTCATCTCCTTTTTGGTTGTTCTTGATTAATATTGCCCAAAATAAAAAAGGAACCCACATGTGGATTCCCTTTTTCCTTGTTTCACTAAATAGGTTTTATTTTCCAGCCAATGGAAAAAAATTGTTCTGCCTGAAATCGTAGCCATTTCAGTTTGGTATGGTACTAGGATTTTTTTTTAGGTGCATTCAACAGTTCAATTGGTCGAGAAATCACAAAATTTGCAAGGGCATCAAGAACATGTTCTTGGTTCGGATTTTTTGCCCCATTAAAAGGTGTTCACCTTGTAATAAATAAGGTTCACCTGATCGGCATTTTTTATTGATGCCAAATAATTCATTGAAGGGATGATCAAATTGTGGAATGAAATTTGGCAAGGATATATGAAAGATTGGCAAGGGCATTCATTCACTGATCAAATTGCCCAAATCATTTGTGTTGTCATTATTTTATTACTTGGGATTTTTGCAATAAAAATGATAGGGAAAAAAAGTATAAACACTTTAACAATTCCCAATATACTTTTCATTTTTGTTTTGTCTAGCACTTTAGGGGCATTAATAACAAAACCCTATAGGATTTTGACAGGGGCAATGGTGATTGGTGTCATTGTGGTTGTGATCTTATTACTTGAAACATTAATAGTGAAAATGAATTTCTTTGAACAGGTATTTGTTCCAAAACCTGTTGTTTTATATAAAGATGGACAATTTCAAGTTGATAATATTGCCAAAAGTAAAATGACAATAGATCAAATTGAATCTTGGATTCGTGTGCAGGGTCTTCCATCTGTGGATGTCTGCAAAACCATTGTCATTGAATTTGGGGGCAATCTTTCATTTGAAATAAAACCTGAATATGAACCACTGAAAAAGATGTATTTTGATCATGCAATTCAACAAATATTGGATGCCATTAATGGTTCCATATATAAAGAGTATCAACCACCTGAATTGAACAATGCATTTGATGAGGTTAAAAATGGACATAAAAAAGATGTCCCAAGAAATCTTGAATAAAATAAAAAACCATCCTTTTTGGATGGTTTTCTTTTTGGAGGGTGATCATCATGGAAACAACAACTCTATACCAACTATTTATATCATTTGCATCTATTCAAATTTTATGAATGGTCTATATCCAAGTTTGGTCAAATCTTTTGCAACCTCTTCTGCATTTTGCTTATCTTCATAGGCACCAACCTGAACTTTCCACAACTTACCATCATTTTGTTGTGGGGGTTTCTCAATTCTTTTCAAACCAAGAAACTTTTCTAATCCATTCACATGCCCTTGTGCAAGTTTGTCCAAAAATGAATCATTTTTCAAAAGATTGGCATCTGAAATGTTTGAAACAAAAAGATTTTCTGTCAAGATCGCTTTCATTTTACTGTCTCTTAACATGTGATAATTTGCAGATTTTTTTCCCCTATCTTGAATATTTCCATCTATTGCCTTGATGATTTCTTGATGCAGAACATTTTGAAATGCAATTGTTGAATCTCCTGCAGTCGGATGTCTATAGGATTCAAAACCTTTTGCACTTGTGCTTGTTGCACTATTGCAATGAACTGACAAAAGACAATCTGCATCCATATTGTTTGCCTTTTGTGTTCTTTGATCAAGTGTAAGAAATACATCAGTTTCCCTTGACATTGCAACAGTTACACCAACAAAATCATCCAATTTTGTTTGGATTTTTTTGCAGATCGTCAAGACAATATCTTTTTCTTTGATTCCATTTGATGATGCCCCACCATCTTTGCCCCCATGCCCTGCATCTATATAAATTAAAACCATTTTATCAACCCTTTCCATTGATCTTTTATGGTCTTCTATTATTTCTATTTTGTTCAACTTGGAATGCTTGTGTACTTGCTTTTAATCCTGAATAAAGTCCTGATCCTGCCAATCCAAACAAAATTCCGGCAAGTATATTTCCACTGAAATCCCTTGAATCATGTGCAAATAGGAATGAAATCAAGATACCAAAAACGATTGAAACAAAGGGCATGAACTTGGGATTCACCCAACCCCCAACCTTCACAATTTGTGTCAATGCAACAATGATTGGAACTGTTGCGGTTGCACCCAATGTGATTGATGACATTATTTCTGTATTCCACATAAAATTCCACACCCTTATCTTTGATCAATAGATTGTTTTATTAATTGAACTAATGTCAATTTACTTTCACCAAAGGTTGCATTGATCGTGTATTCTCCTGAATCATATGTTTCCTCAATTTCAGTGATCTGTGTATCAATTGAAATCAGTTTATCTTTCAATACTTCTTTTGATTGAACTGTGACAATATCACCAATATCCCAATCCTCTTTGAATGTTGACATTGTGGTGCCTGTGTTGATGATCTCTGCAGTGAAACTTTCAACATGGGGTCTTTTGTTTAGTTCTCCATTTCCTTCTGCTACAACCTGCCCTGATACATCTTTGGATGAACTGATGATCATTTCTTTTCTGTTGAATGAAACAGTTGCCCCTTTTGAAATATTCCCAACAGGTGTTTCTTTTTCAGTATCTGCAGTGTCTTTCCAAATCATATATGCAACATTTCTCCAATCCTTGATTGAATATTCATATGTTGCATTTTTAATGTTCCCAAATTCTTCACTGAACACGACAGGGGGCAAAATTGTTTGATTCACATGTTTGTGTGTTCCATACCAAACATTCATTTCAAATGCATCATAGTTTTCTGTGATGTAAATATTCCAACCAAGGGGAACTGTTGTGGTTGTGATTCCATACATCTTTGCAACAGTTGTCACTGCATCCCCCATCAATCCTGTGTTCCAATTCACTGTGAAATCAATTGTTTCACCAAATGGTTGAATGTCTGCAACCTGCAACATGTTTTTTGTTCTTGTGTCATTGTTCCAAAATTTCCTGTCATTATCTCTTGTTTGTTTGATCAAATTATCATAAACAATCCAATGCATGACTTTTGATTGCCTTTGTTGAACCCAAGGGTTGCCACTGTTTGAATCTGTTGGATGGCAAATTCTATAATTCAACATACCTTTCAAAGAAATGCAGTTGAAATTGATATATTCATCATCAAGGGATGCATTCAAATCCTCAATGATCAATGCTTTGTCCCTTTGGTTGTTCACAACAAGAATCCTTCCAATCTGCAGTTCTGCAACCCCTTGGGCATGTTTTGAAATGGTCAATTCACTGTTGGGGATTTCATGCCATGATGATCTATGAACCAAAGATTTCACATTGTCTATTTGTCCCATCCAAATCAATTCATTTGTGAATATATTTATTGTCAATTTATCCAATTGTTTTCACCTATTTCAAGACACTAATTTCAATCACTGAATTGTATCCATTCAAACTGTGTGATGTTGTTTTCCCTGCAAAACGTGTGGAATTTCCTGCAGTTGCCCCTGCATAGACCAAAACGCCACCAAATGAACCATTCAACCATGCCCCAATAGGCAATGTGATCTGTCTTGTATAATCGGCACCTGTTTGGTTGAAAGTGCTTGATGTTGCATAATTTTTATTGGCATTATTCCCATTGTATGATGTTGGTTTGGATGTATAAACATGTGGGGCAAAACTCACAACAGGTGTTCCTGCATGGGATGGGTCATCAAACATACAAGTGAACTTGATTGATTGAATCACACCTGATGCAACAAAGGTTCTCATTGCATCATTATCAAATCCAAATAAACCTTGAAAATTCACTGAATCCCCACATCTCGGATGATCACCCCAAGTTGCACTGTCCAATTTTACACCTGAACCATTATATGCCTGTGTCCAACTCACACCAAAGGTTTGTGTGAATATTTCTTCCATTGGATAATTATCAAACCATGTTGATGCATTTGCATGTCTGACTTTTCCATTAGAAATGGCAGATGCAGTGAATTTTTTTGATTGGGATTTTGACCATGTGGATGCATTAGATTTATATAAAACACCTTTTCCCATTTATACACCACCTAGAAATTATCAATTTGAATCCAAACTCTATGTTCAGATGAAACTGCAGATGGTTGTGCAGATGTTAAAAAAAGAACAATTGGTTTTCCTGTCCCTGCATATTTCCCCATTGTGCATTTCACCCCATTCGGGTCTGTTTCCCATATTAAACTTTTGTCAATTTGTGTTTGCAATCCTGTTATTTCTGAAATTTTGTGATTGTGATTGTTGGGAACTGCACCACCTTGATATCTTTTATCTGTGACACCTGTGATCACACCACTCACCACTGTCACATCCCAAATTGCTAGTTCATAAAAAGATGTGCTTTGAATAGGTGTTCTATCGGTTTTCACAACTAATTTTGCAGTTCTTTCACCATCAACATCCAATTGAATCACAACTTGCCCTGAATAATCTCCTGCAGGAACTGTCAAGGTTTCTGTTCCTGTCACTTCAATGAAATGTCCTTCAATGATCGCTTTTCCTTCATAGATGGTTGTGTAATTGGTTCCACCAATATCAAATCCAAATGTTCCACCTACTGTTTCCCTAATCAAACATCCTGTTTCAAATCCAATATCAAATGCATTTGAAAAATCCACTGCACTGTATGATCTATCACCTGCCACTGAATCATAAAAATATGAATTTATTGGCATATTTTCACCACCTTATAAAGTGATATAAAGATTTCTATATATAAATTGAATTGTTGTTTCAGTCGAACTTGTTTCATCACTGAAATCAATGGCATTTTCTCCAATTTGCAAATTGAAAAATGTTGATGCAAAATCCAATTTATTGAATACATTTACACCATTCAATTCAACTTTTTTCTGTCCAAATGTTGTGTCAATCACAAGGATATCTGTTGAAATCATTGTCAAATCTTTAAATTGAATAAATTCACCTGTTGTTTCATTTTCAATCCTTGGATTCACACATGCCCCTTTGATCTGAATCACAATTGGTGCATCCACCTGTCCCTCATTTGTTGCAAGATTGGATGGAATCACATTTCCAAAGATGACAGGGGTTGTTGGTGACATTGTGAAAGGCAGTTGAAACAATGGTTCAACCCCTTGGAAAGTTTCAAGGATTTCTGATTCTGAATACCAAAAAGGATTGTTTGCAGTATATAACAATTGAACCTTTTGCCATTCTTTATTTCTGTTTTCAAGTCCTGTTGGAAATGCAGGTGCAGATGTCAATGTGATGTCCCTGTGATATACAGAACCATCATTCAATGCCACTGTCATTTTTATTGTTCCATTCAAAGGATTGCAGATGTTGGTGATCTTTCTTCTTTCTTCTGCTATTTGTTCAGGAATTAATGTGGATGTTCTGATAATAAAGATCAATTCCCCTTCATAGGCATCCATCAATGCAATGTTTGGTGTGTTTCCATGTTGATTCCATGATTCAGTCACAATCATGTTTGCAGATTCTCCACCAATCAAGGGAAATGATTCAACTTGATTTTTCTTGATCAAATATGTGTTATCTTTTGCATCTGTCATGGTTATTGATTCTATTTTTAACATGTTTTCACCACATCAATGACATTTTATTTAGTGTTTTCTTGAACTCTATACTTGCTTGTCGAACATCCAATGCCTTTGGTGAATTAAGATTCACTGTCATGTATTTTGCAAGTTTTGTGGATTCTGCTACTGCATCAAGATTTTTTCCCTCTAGGTTTGGAGAAATGATTTTTCCCATTTGCCTTGCAACATCAGACAATTGTTTTGGCATATGAGTCAACCAATCATTCAACCAATCCCCATCCTCCCTGATTGCTTCAAAATAATTAGTCAATGCAACATCATCTTGTGTGAATGCTTGTGCCATTGCATCTTTTGTTGCACCTACTGTTTTAACCATAGTTCCTGCCAATCTTGATGACATATCTGAAACTTTTCCTATACTGTTGAACAAACCAATTGCAAGTCCCTCACCTGTGTCTTTCCCCATATTGATCATGACTTTTGAAGGGGAACCAAGTTTCAAGATGCTTTTAATTTTGTCACCAATTCCATTGGCAATTTCCTTTGCCTTATCACTCACTTTTCTTGCCATTGAACCAATTCCATCAATCAAACCTTGAATAATATCTTTTCCTGTCTTTTTTAAGTCAATGCCTTCAAAAAAGTCCATCACATTTCCCCAAATTCTTTTCACATCATCCAACAAATTGCCCATCCATTTTTTTGCACTTGCAACCATATCTTGAAAGGATTCTGAAACGGATTTTCCAAGTTTTTTTGCCCATGCAATGATGGTGTCCCAATTTTTCCAAAGTAAAACACCTATTGCGATTAATGCCCCTATGATGGCAATGACAATCAAGATTGGTGATGCAATTGCACCAACAGTCACACCCAATGCCCCTGCAAGTCCTGTCAATGTCACAATGATTGGGGTCAAAACCAAGAACACCCCAATCAGGATTCCAAGAACTGAAACAAATGCAATGATTCCTGCAGTGATTTCAGGATTTTGTTGAACCCATTCTGCAATCTTGGTGACAAACTCTGAAACTTTGGTCAATAAAGGTGTCAAGGTATCCCATAATGTTTGCAATGCCTGATTCAATTGTTGTTGTGGGGATGAATCCAATTTTGCAATGTCTTCATTCAACATTCTTTGATTTTCTGCAAGATTCCCTGTTTTATCACTTGCCCCCATGATGGTTTCAGTGATCTTTTTCCCTTGTTCTTCCCAAAGTGTTCCAAAAAATTGTGTCCCAAGGGCATTTCTTTGGACATCATCTTCAACCCCTGAAAGGGCAATTGCAACATCCATCATTGCCTGTTTTCCCTGTTCCCCACCTTGTGCCATTGCAGTTCCCCATGCTTGAACTTGCTTTGCAGAAATATCTGTTCCTTTCAAGGTTTCTTGAATTGCCTTTGGAACTTCTGCACCAAATTCTGCAAGTTTGATTCTTCCTTCTTTCAATCCATCCATCAGGTTGTCAATGTTCCAAGAACCTGTGTCAATTCCACTTGCAAAGATGCCTTGAATTTCTTCTGCAGTGTATCCTGCCATGTGCAATTGGTTTCCATATTCAGAAATAATATCCAATTGATCTGGTGGGAATCCAATATCCAACAGGGTTTTTGTCATTCCAAGTGCCTGTTCTTGTGTCATTCCCATACTTTTGCCCATCTCATATGATTCCTGAATTAACTCATTGAAATCAACTTCTGCATATGCTTTTGAAATGGTTCCTGCACCTTTGACAATCTTTTGATTTTCTGCATCTGTCAAATCTGCATTCAATTGAAATTGTTTTCTTACACCTGCAAGTGCAGTTTCATTATCATCAATATATCCACCAACAGTTTTGATTGAATCTTTTACTGCCTGTTTGGATTCATCAGGGATATCCATTGAAATTTCAATGGTGGTGTCAAGATCGGAAATGTCCATTGCCTTTTCAAAGATTGCACCAATTCCCATTCCTGCACCTATACCTGCAACCATTCCTGTCAATTCTCCACCAAGGTCATTGATTTTGCCCTTGGTTTCATCTGCATCATCACCCATCCTTTGAAGTTCCCTTCTGACATTACGGATGGATGATTCACCTGATTCAAGTCTTTGCAATGCCTGACGAACCTCACCAATATCTGCAGTTGTTCCAACAGTTTCCCTTGAAATTCTTTCAAATGCTCTTTCCAAATCTTTTGCGGATGCAGTGCCTTGTTGAATTGCTCGGACAGTTCTTGTGCCAATGGCATCTGCAAAATCATCAAGGGATGTTCCTGTCACTTCAAACAATCTTTGCATTTCTTGGGTTGATTTTTGGATGTCGTTTTGTTCTTGTTGTAAATCATTCAGGGCATTTTCTGTGTTTCTTAAATAGGATTGTGTATCTGCAAGTTCCCTTTGGAATGCTCTATATTGTTCAACTTTCAT